CGTTAGCGACCTGCTGATAACCTTGTTTGGCACCATCACGAGCGGCCTGCTGTACAAGCATCACAGTCGTATCAGAAGGGTTTCCATTGATAGTTATCGGAGGAACCGTGACTGTGGGACGGATGATGGTCGTTTGCTGGCTATTACTAACGTTCTGAACGCCAGTGCCGAACCCAGAACGCCCCAATGTCACATCAAGCGGTTTGCCGTTACGTAACGCCTCAAGCTGCGACACGCCGATTCGATTTGTGGACTCCTGATCGAAGACATATTCCCCTTTATGGACAATACCTGCCGGCTGATACTTTCCGCCTGAGCCAGTATATCCACCAGAAGCAAAGCCGACGGCGGCAGCACTGGAGATGCTGGACGTTATGGTAGCCATGAGGCCTGCAACAGTAGCCATCGCTGCTAAGTTGTATGGGAATGGCTGGCTTGAAAGCGCCTGCGCCATTGCCATTGGCAATTGAACAGCTGCCTGAGCAAGCGCAAAAGCTTTTTGCGTAACAAATGCCGCTTTATACATCACGGATTGCTCGCCGAACATGGTCCCCATAGCATCGGTGATACCGGAGAAAGAGTTTTGCGCAGATTGCATCTGTGCGGAATAAACTGCGGTATTTAGTGCCTGCTGGTTCTGTTGTCCTTGCTGTTGGAGAGCCAGCAGTTGCTGCTGCTTCTGCTGCTCATTCAGGACTGTGCTCTGCGTTATCGCCTGTTGTTGTTGGTTTAGCCATGTAGCGTAATCGGTCTGCGCCTGTTTTAGCTTCTCAATGATTTCAAGCTGAGGAGCAATTTGCAGCCCTATCATGTTCAATCCCTGCCCTGACAGGTCGCTGTTAGTCGCGCCAGAGGTTAGCGTCCCGCCAGCTTTATTCACCCCTGAGATAACAGAGTCCGGCAATATTGATTTGCTAATCAGATCGCTTGCCTGTTTACCTGCCGCCTCCGGAGTCAGTTTCTTCAGCTCAACCATCCTTTGAAGGATTTCGAGGCGTTTTTGCAACGTCTCATTTTGGCGCAATTCCTTTGGTGCAATTTGCGCCTGCATTTTTCGGTAGTCATCCAGTGTTTTAACGGAGTTTTGCAGTGCTTCCTGTTGCTTATAGGCCTGTAATATTTCGTCAGAACGGGAAAGAATCGACTTCTGGTCAGCGGTGAGTTGAGTTTTAGTTTTTAGGTCAGCAATTTGCTGTTCGAATTTAACTCGTGCCTGGGTAGCGCTGTTAAGCTTATCACTGGCATCCAGCTGGGACTGCATGGCAGCGGTCTGCTGGTTTATCTGATCAAGCAACCGGGTTGCTGCGTCCTCGGTATATGCTTTACCCTTTGGCGTCTTGGGTGGTTTCGGATCTTTGTACATCTCGTTAATGCGAGAAACATTTTTTGCATATTGCTCTGCAGTAATTGCACCAGCCTTCAGGAATTCGCTTTGCTGCTTAATAGCTTTATTGCGATTATCCGCATTGCTCAGATATTGCTGGTTAACGCGATCTGCTTCCTGCTGCGTTTTAATTCTTTGCTGTTCGGCTTCCTTAGCCTTCGCCTGTCCTTTGGTTACATCCCCCTGAAGATTGGCAACTGATTCGAGCAAATCTCTCTGTTTTATCATCTCCGGGAGGTTGGTAAACCTCGCGCTAAAACTGTTCCAGAACCCACCATCTTTTTGCCCTTTTTGGGCTTCAGCAATATTTTCGTTTAAGGTGGCAAGTTTATCCGTTAGTGTTTGTTCACGACCAATATTGAGCATCGCATCCCAGGCGCCTTTGGCCGTTATACCCAGCGAGTCCCATGCACTTTCAAGAAGACCAAGATTCTGATGAATATCATTCGCACGCTGCTGCATGGCATTGGCGTAAGCATCAGTAGCCACCCGTGCAGCATCCTGCTGATTACCTTCATCCTGTAGCGCTTTAATCTGGTTGTAGGTTGCCAGTGTCAGAAAATGGTATTGGTCGTTAAGTTTGGTTATAGCCGCTACTGGATCAGCAGCAAGATCGTTGAAGTCGCTCACCAACTTTTCTGTAGCAATACCCGTCGCATCACTGATCTTAACAATAGCGATTATCACGCGTTCCAGAGAATCTCCAGCCACTTTCCCAGATGAAACTATCTGGTTGAGTGTGGCTGCGGACACGCCAGTGGTTGAGTTGGCAACTACTGAAACCCGAGCGGCCATATCTGCTAGTTGCCCTGTGGTTTTACCAACCAGATTACCGCTAAGGGTCAACGACTTATAGAACTCGTCTTGCTCCTGAGAACCTTTGTAGTAGGCCAGCCCAAGAACACCAACAGCCGCGGCAGCTAGAGTGACAGGATTAATCAACCCCAGCACATACCCGCCAACACCTTTAATCGCGGGGCCAATACCGCCGAACATATCTTTCAACTGCCCGCCCTGCTGCATGAGCACCATGAATGGCGACTGACCTGTAGATAAGCCGACAATAATATCTGTCATTTGAGCAGGGATCATGCGCATAGCATTGGCAGTCTGAGCTGCAGATTGGCCTGTTTTACCCAATTGCGCCTGGGTTTTCTCCAGGGCATCGCGGGATTCTGCAAGTTTGCTGTTGAGGCGATCGTAAGCCAGGGGCGAAAGCATCCCGGATGTTTTGGCTGTATCAAGCTGGCGCTGTTGCTCGTTCAGGCGACGGAATGCTTCACCTACGGGATCTATTTGGGCCTCAAGGCGACGCAATGCGGCAACCTGCTCGTCGTGGGCCTTGGCTGCCTCGCGTTCTGCCTGAGCAGCTCCAGTAATCTCCCGGCGAGTCTCCTGCAGTATTTTGCTGTAGGTGTCGAATTGGGCGGTATTTATTTTCCCTGACGATAGTGCAGAGGATAGTTCCGCTTGCTGTTGATCCAAATTTTTCAGAGCCGCTGACAGGGGGTCAATGCGGTCAATCATTCTCTGAAATGCCTGGGCTTGAGCCTCTTGTTGCTTAATTGCATCAGCCGCAGCTTTTTCTGCGTCGCGCTGGGCTTGGGCTTCTCCAGTTAGCTCCTTGCGAGCATCAGCAATTTTTTGACTGTAGGCATCATATTGTTCGAGGCTTAAATCACCTCGTTGAGCAGCAAGATAAATCTCTTTCTGCTGTTCTTTTAACCCTCTCAGGCCGCTGGATACGGGATCAATTTTATCCAGCATCCTCTGGAATGCCTGTGTCTGGGCCTCCTGCTGCACGGCAGCCAGTTTGCTGGCCTTTTCTGCTTCTCGTTGAGCTTGTGCAACGCCGCTTAACTCATCGGTCGTATCATTCAGCATTTTGGAGAGAGTGCGAAACTCTTCCTCGTCAATTAGCCCCTTATCGAAGTATTTTTTCAGCTCACTATAGCGGCGACCGACGGTATCAATTGCTGCACCAACCGGATCAATAGCTGCTCGCAATTTATTGAGAGCATCTTTTTCCTCGTCAGTCGCTTTTGTCACTTTGAATATGCTGGTTACAGCCTTATCACCAGACTGAGTCACCTTATCAAGCGCAACGGTAAGGCTGTCAGCCTGCTTCTCTGCCCCGGAGCTATCAAGAACGATCGCAAGGCGGGATGTTTGTTCAGTCATTTACCTTTCTCCGGGCAATAAAAAACCCCGCCGAAGCGAGGTTAGAGCTTTTGAAACTGTTACGCTTTTAATTCATTGACGGTGAAAAATTATTGCGCCGATAATCGCCGCAAAGACCGCCAGCACAACCCCTGCGATCAACTTTACATTGACGTCAGCCAACCTATCACTGGCCTCAGCATCGTCAGCGCTAACTATTGTCTTCGAAGGGGTGACGTCGCTCCCGCAATGTTTGCACTTCACCGCTTCAGCGCTTATTAATTCTGCGCAGTATGGACATTTGACTGAGTTTGCGGATGGTTTGAACTTCTCACCGACCAAAACGATGATGATTCCTGCAATCGCTACGAATCCGCCAAATATCATGTAATTTTGTCGTGAAGACATTAAACCAAGGTTGTTAACTCTGTAGCCATCATCTGTTGATACTGTTACATCCATAAATAGCGCAAAAACAGCGAAGATCACACCTATTAAGATGGCTAGATAACCAAGAATCCTCACACTCCCACCTCATGAAAAAACAGCCCAACTTATGGGCCGGAGTTATTAATTTGTATTAAAATTCCTAGTCAATTTAAAGGTTATTGACTGATTATTTGCATCCATGATATCCAGCACAGCCCCTTTATAACGTATCGTTTTGGACTCAGAAAGGTCGTACTCTACCTCATTAGAAAAAGCGGCCCGAGCCATACCTCCTTGAAATTCTCTATAACCAATATTAATTTTGTTGCCGACCTTCCCATTGTAGATAAGAGTTTGCTGGAAGGAAGATTGTTGCTCGGTCTGGAATTTTACTTTCGTAAATGGCTTGCCTGTATCACACTTGGTTCCACCATAAATCGT